ATCACCTTCAAAGTCTAATGTTTCTGATAGTAAAGCGACTGCGTCTGAACCAGAATCACCAATAATATTTAATGTTGTGGCTAATGCTGCAGTCCCGGCTGCAGTTAAACGACCTTGTTGATCGACAGTAAATGTTGGAATTTGAGTAGTTGAACCGTATGACCCAGCAGTAACTGCAGTATCATCCAAATCAATTTCAATTGTATTTCCTGAACCAGTTGTTGTAATACCTGTATCACCTGAAATAGTAAGTGTTTCAGAATCAAGATCAATACTTAATGCACCACCAACATCGCCTTGGAAGTCTAAGTCTTGGGCAGTAACAACACTGTCAATATACGTCTTAGCGGCTAATGCTGTAACTAACTGAGTGTTAGAAGCGCCAGCTAAACTTGTTGAAGTTGAAATACTTGTTACAACTTGGCCTGAACCTCCAGAAGCTTCTAGAGCAAGAGATCCAATATTTAATTCTGTTACGTGTTTCTGAGCATCTACGATTAGCGCAGAACTTGCTGTTGTAGTACCATGTACGTGATCAAGTAGGCCAGTAAAATACTTACCACCGATTAGATCGACACTAGAAGCAACCCCACCAGATTCTGTTCCAGTACCAATGTATAATCTATCACCGTTATTTGCTTGTGTACCAGCTACGTAGGAGTATGCTAATTCACCTGTTTTAATATTACTAGGTGCGCTGGTGGTTGCGCCCGTAGTTAAGATTTTTATTCTTGTTAAATTAGCCACTAGTATGTGCCTCCTATTATATTCAGATTTTCATTTTCAATCTGAGTTGTAACTTTATATTCTCCAGCGGTGCCATCATACATCATCATAACACCATCACTCTGCCCCGATGTATTTACATCAGCAAGATCGCCTAGGCTTAATTCGCCTGCTTGGATCTTCATAGTAGTAGCTACAATTTCTTGTTGTGCGTTAGCCTTACCTTTTAATTTTCCTGTATTTCTAACTTTAGCTTTTATACCCATTAGTTTGCCCTTGTCACTCCTGGTCTAACCTCTAATTGTCCTTCGATAATTCTTGTTATTTCTGATGTTGATGTTTTCGTAATCTCAACATCATACACGTATCTTCCAGCTTTTAATGCATTCGTAGTTGTGGCATTTAAAGATATCTTTACAATCCCGCCAGAAGCACTAAATACAGATGAAGTAAAAGCAGTTGAAGTTGTGGACGTATAAGTCTTTCTTAACTGCCCGGCAACCGTATACCCAGTAAGATCTAATGGATCACCATTAGAATCTGTTACATCAATTTCAGCACCAAAAGTACTTCCTTGATCAACTGATAAATTAGAATATATCGCCATTCCGTATTTCCTTTAACTATTTATATCTTTTAAGCTTTCAATCTCAGCTCTAAGTAATTTATTTTCTTCTTTTAATTCTTTTATTGCTTCAACTATAAGTGCTGTTACTTGTGAATGCTCAATTACTTTATATTTTTCACCATCATCATGTGTTAATGATAATTCCTTTTCTTTTACAGCAGTTGGTAATACTTTTTCAACATCTTGTGCTATTAAACCAGCAGAAGGTGTACCATTCTCTTTCCAATCAAAAGTAACACCTTTTAATTGAGATACTTTCTCTAATGCACCAGCAACAACTTGAATATTTTCTTTTAATCTTTCATCTGATGGTGTTACAGAATACGCAACTATATCACCAGTGGCATGGAAATCTCCGTCAGATTCCATTTTAAATCTATCGGCAGCATTTGTTCTGAAACTAATATAACCATTATCGGTACTAATAGTATTAGAACTATTATATCCTATATGTTGTACTATTCCTCTTAGATCACTTTCAATATCTACACTACTGGAATTACTACTAGCGGATCCATATGCAGTAGTAATAAGACCATTTCTAAAGTTTAGTCCAAAGTCATCGCCAGCATTAGCTGCATTGTGTGTTTGTGCAGTAGTACCACTATTAAAAGTTTTAAATGTGGCAAAGGCATTTTGGTTAACTTCCGCCGTTGTCGCGATAGTCATATCATCGCCACTAGGTGTTAAGGTGATATTGGTACCAGCTACATATTGTAGATCATGAGCAACCGACGGACTGCTCTGCTGTAATCTGTGAATTACGTTATTACCATTATCCACAAACGAATGATCATAAGTTGAATTAGTATCAGTATTAGTATCCGTTGATGAAATATTAAATACTCCAGCGGATGGTTCACTAATTGTTACATTAGTACCACTCTGGAGTGTGAGATCGCCTGATCTATAAGTACCGCTATCTTCTCTAATACGAGTAATTGTATTATCATTCGCTGAAGTAAACGTGACTTTCTGATTAGTGGCATCAAATGATACAGATGTAGCCCCAGATCCTGCAAATCTTAATTTCTCGTTTTCTGTTACTATAAACTTAGTTTCACCACCATCATTGGTAACTTTAAATCCGTCGCCCATATCAATCGTGTCAGTATTTGTATTAGTATCTGTAGAACTAATAGTAAATTTATTTGCATTAGTTCTTGTTACTGTTGTTGCTCCACTTCCTACAAATTCAATATCGTGGGTAGTATTTCCGTCATGACCCGAACCAGTCAATCTAGCTTTTGTAGTTGAAGCTGGAATAGCTAGTGAATATTGGTTTTGAGTGTTTGTATCTGTATTTGTATCTGTATCTGACCAAGGCACGTTAACTACCATTTGATTAGATGAATTAAGTTGTACACCGTATGTTCTACCTGCAGTTGATGATACACTATTAGCAGCAGTTGGGTTATCAGTATTGCTAAATAATTTAACAAGACCTAGTGTTGTACTAGTTGCAACCCCGTAGGTTGGAAATGTTGGTAAAGTAAATGGCTTTGTAGTAACTCCAGTTACGTGGCCCTGACTATTGACCGCAACACCAGACACTACACTAAACGCTGCGCCATTAGCTAGAGTTGTATTTGACGAAGTGGTAGATGTACTAGTTACATCTGAGTGACTAATTTCTAATCTATCGCTTTCGCCAGTGTTCACTGTAATAAAATTAGTACCTATTGCAGTTCCACCGTCGATAGCTAATACTTCATCTTTAGTTATTGTCGCTACGCTGTTGCTGTCATCTCTTACATAAAAGCGAGTTACGTCAGATTCACTAGGCTTCGGAATAGGATATGCAGTACCATTGCTATCGCCAGTAAAGTACCATCGGTCGTTTGCTTCACTCCAATAAATTTCTGCATTTGTTAGCGATCCTCTATTAACAATCAGACCAGCATCTTCAGTTGGAGTAGAAGTAGCATTTGAGTTAAGCTCAATTTTATTATCTTCAGTAGTAACAGTCTCAGTATTCATTATAGTCTGAGTACCTTCAACTCTTAGATTACCTCTGATTCTTAGATCTAGATCGTTGCCGCTGTCTCCAATATAAACAACACCTTGAGCTGGATTTAATCCTGCGAGCCTTGCTCTTAAGTTAGCATCGTTAACATTAACGTCTGTATTTGTATCTGCGGCATGAATAGTTATTGTATCTGCAGATTCACTACCAGTAGTAGTAACAATTCCACTACCAATGATTCGGACATTAGTTGATCCACCATCATTTAATCTAACATATGGATTACTACCATTCCCGTTAACATCCAATGTAGCCGTTCTTTGTGACGTTAAGTAACCAGGATCTACAAAGTTAACAGTAACCTGATTTGCGCTTCTTACAGTACTAATATGGTTTCCACCAGCAATATCAACTGTTGCATTAGAAGTAATAGACGCTGTGCCACCTGAATCAGCAGTTAGATTCCAATTGTTATACTTATCATATCTACCAGTAAAGTCTTCAGAAGTAACACCAGTTAAATGCCCTCGAGTATCAACTGTTATAGATTTAATATAAACGCCGTTTTCTGCGCCAGAGTTACCGTATGTTCCATTTAAAGCAGAAAGCGGGTGACCGACAGTCATCTGATTGTTACTAGTGTTATAAACCTGCGTTAGGAATCCATCATCGTTCCAAGTAATTGTTTGCCCTGTACCACCAACTGTTTCTGAATTTGTTCCATCACTAATAGCCCATGCAGACCAACTTAGATCTGCAAGTGTAAGGTTACGTGTATTAGCATAAGCATGCGTAACGTGACCAAGTGTATTAGTGAAAACTTCTAAGTGATCTACAACTTGTGCACCGGATGTATCTAGGTCAATATCATCACCGTCATATGTTGGAATATTAGAAATTCTTTCGTATCGATTATCTAAATTATATTGTGTTCCACTAACACCAGTAACATGACCAAATGTATCTACATCAACATCGAAACCAGTTATAACAGTACCTGTAGCGCTTCCTGTACTAATTGATGGTACACTATTATATGATGATGTATCTTCATGTGAGATTGTTAAATCATTACCGTCCCAAGATAAATCAATTCCAGTCCCTTCATCAAATCCGACTCTTTCACCTGAAGTAATAGCATCTTGTGAAGTGCCATTTACATATAGTTGCCATGAAACATAATTATCCAATGTTGGCTTACCTGTTACATTATTCCATGCAAGGTTACCGTTAAATGTTCCAGCTGTTAGTGTATGTGTTAATGGATTATAAAGGAAGTGTGCATTATCAGAATCAATGTAAGGTCTTTGATATCCAGTTCCGTTATTTGCGCTGAACAATACCTGATAGTTTACGTTATCATTCTTCTCATCAACATTGACATTATCAGCATTGGATACTGTAGTAACAGTTCCGGTAGAAGCTGTTGCTCCGGTTACGTGACCAAAAGTATCAAACGTCAAGGCAAGATCTTGGATAAACGTATTGCCGGAATTATTTTGACTTAAGTTACCAACACTTGAAGTATCTGCGTGAGCAATAGAAATAGCACTTGTATCAACACCAGCTGATGTAGTCTTTGCTCCACCAACAAGAATACCACTACCTGATGTGAAGTTTACAATATCAGTATTACCTACTTGATCAACTTCTGTTCCATCTTCTTGTAATACCCAATATGGGTTTGTCGCTTGATATCGAGTATCAAACTGACCAGAGGTTACCCCAGTTACGTGGCCTCGAGCATTAGTAATAATTGACTTAATATATTGACCGTTTTGCGTACCTGTAACACCATATGTTCCTGCAGTACCATTATTATCGTGACTAATTACAACACTATCTCCAGAGATCGAAGTTGTAAGATCGTCTCCTGTTACTGTAGTAAATGCAAGTGAATCAGTATTTGAGTTTGCCACGACACTACCAGTATCAGCAGTAATAGTTTTCCATATATGTTGTGATGAACCTCTATCAGTGTTAATATAATTAGTAACAATAGTAGCGCCTGTTTTTACAGAAGTTTCGCTAAGACCAGCTCCTGCGCTAAATGTTAGGTTATCGTTTGGTCCAAAATCTGTGCCTTCAACTTGAGGAGTTGCGAGTGTGGCAGAAGATAGAATCAAAGATCCATCAGCTTCCCATCGGCCATAAGTACCATCGCCGTTATTGTGACCATAGTTATATACAATACTGTGAGCACCAGTTACTCCAGCAGCAACACCGCTTGGACTTGTGATTGGACCAACCTCAAAACCAAAACCACCCGTTGATGGTTCTGATGAAAGGTTATTACCTGCAAGAACTAATGTATCTTCGACTGTTAGAGTTTCAGTATTTAATGTTACACTATCACCTTCGACATATAGATCACCAGCGACATATAAATCCTCACCAATACCTACACCACCAGCAACAGTTAAAGCACCGGTTGTCGTTGATGAAGAAGCTGTAGTATTTGTTATTGAAGTAATACCTTGAATATTTACTGTGCTTCTTAATGTTGAACCAAGAGCAACATCTAATGTTCCGTCTATATCAACATTACCAGAAATATCTAATGAGCCTGCATCTAATTCGCCGGTAAGTGTAATATTTCTAAATCCTGTAACATCTTTATTTGCATTAACAGTAACAACCTTACTAGCTGTTACTGTACCGATTGTTAATCCATCAATTCTTTCTAATTCTGTTTCATTAATAGCAGCCGATCCGATAGTAAATGATGTTCCAGTAATTGCTCCACCCGATATAGAACCAGATGTAGTAATAGTAGATGTGCCAATATTAATATTACCAAATCCTGAAGTAATGCTACCAGCATTTAGTGCACCAACAGTTGTAACATTTGGCAATGTATCTAATGCAGATTCAAAGTAGGTTTCAAAGTTCTGAAGACCAACTTGCTTCATCGTTCCATTATCATTTACGACTAATCTATCAGCATCTACAAGAGTTGTAGAAGTAGCAGATGTTCCACCATCCATTACATTTAATTCTGTAGCAGTAGCAGTAACCGTTGTTCCATTAATTGATAATCCATCGGTTTCGATTGAACCGTTAACATCAACATTACCTTCGATATCGACATCATTATTTACGATTAAATTATTTGTGACTGTTAAGTTATTGGCAAAGGTTGCATTGGCACCATTACCTGTGAGCATTGTTGTAGTACCAGATTTAATAATTAGATTAGTACCAGAACTAGTTAATGCACCATATTGACTAGCACCAGGACCATCATTTAATTTTATATCACCACCATCAGCATCTAATGTAATATCACCATCTGAATTAATTGTAAATGCACCAGATGTAACATTAAATGCATTTGACCCTGCACTAATCTCATACGTTGATGCATCGAAGACACCTTCGATTTCATTAATCGCACCTACTAAATGGGATGCTGATGTGCCTAGGGTAACAGATCCGCTTGTATGAATATCATCATAGATTTCATTAATAGCATCTAGAATAGAAGTTTTATCTGCAGTTTTAAGATCAGACATTTCTCTTCTAGATCCGCCAGATCCAGCATTACCAGCATTAAATAGATCAGCTTCGATTTCGTTAATCGCACCTTGAATAAATTTGTTTGTTGTATTAAGAGTTGTAAGTGATCCTGAAACTAAAATATCATCTTGTGTATTTTTAATAGCAGTTGTAAGGTCAGCTCCTGTATAACTTGTATCACCGATTTCAGCATCAAGAACTCTGACTGCTCCAGAAAGATCAGTAGAGTTGGCAGCATCGACAGGACCACCAGTTCCAAACACCATGTTACCAATCTGTGATTCGTGTTCGTTAATAGCATCTCTAACGTTTTGCGCTGTAGTGTTTAATGTATAATTAGAATTTGCACCTCTTAGAACAGTTTCAAATTCATTAATTGCTTGAATAACGTTATTGGCATTTGTACCCATAACGTAACCAGTTCTTTGAGTTGTATCATCTCTTAGAACATTTTCTAATTCATTAATTGCTGCAACAAGATCGGCTGTTGTATTTGTATCTAAATCATCTACATCACCGATATCACCTTGAATTTCTTTAATACCACCGACTGCAGTTGTAGCAGAATATCCAGTGGCATCATCAATTTCCAAATGATTACCAAGTTCAACTCTTAATTCTCTTACAGCTGCTGATAAATCACTTGCACTTAATCCTGTAAGTGACATATTACCAATGTCTGCTTCGTGTTCATTAATCGCCGCTGTTAAATCAGTAGCAGTTGTATTTAAACTTAATGAACCAACTTCTGTATGTAATTGATTTAGTGCGCCAGTGATTGTATTAGAGCCAGCATCGATAGAAGTAATATTCTCATTACCAATTTGGTCTTCATGTTCTCTTACTGCCGCTGTTAGGTTTGATGCTGCTGTTCCTAAGTTACTTTGTGTTACGTCACCAATTTCATCGTGCATTTGGTCGAGTGCACCAGTAATGGTATTATTACTAGAAGCAATGGTGTTAATATTAACGTTACCAATTTGATCCTCATGCTCTCTAATAGCAGTACTTACAGTTGAAGCTGATGTTCCCATTGCTCCGGATGTAATTGTACCAAGTTCAGCATCATGTTCATTAATTGCTAGAACTAGGTCATTAGCAGCAGTTGTTAAACTCTCAACCGTACCAATGTCATCTTGTAATTCGTTAATTGCAGCTACAACATCTAATGAGAAAACTTTAATTGCATTTCCCGAAGCAGCCGGAGTATTTAGTTCGATGTAAGAACCGTAGGTAGAATCAACTGGAACTAAAGCTCCGTGATTAGTACCAGTAATAGTATCAGTAGATCCTAATGCTCTTATTAATGTACCGGCATTAAATGATCCGTTATATGTTTTTACTCTAATTACTCCACCAGAAACAGAATGTAGAGTACCATACCAAGTTGCATTAGCCTCAACAAGTGCCTGTGTGGCTTGAGAATCGCCTTGATAAATTGTAACACCTTCAGTATAATTAGTAAGAGTTGGCGAACCGGATTGAGTAATAGTTGCTCTAATATTTGCTACGTGGAATCCGTTAGCAGTCATATCTTGAGTTAGTTCACTATTATTCTTATATACTCTTACAATACCTACAGGATAAGATTCAGTGACGATTCGAATAACTTTAGCGTGAGCGATAGTATCTGGAGAACTTGTGCCTACTTTTAAATCTGCAGATGTGCTAAATGTTCCTGAAGAATCTCTTACTAAAATTTTACCAATAGAAGCTGATATAATAGTTCCAGACCAAGAAGGCGATCCAGTTGTTCCTTGATAAATAATAGCACCGGAAATATAAGAAGATGCAATTGATGAAACACCTTCTAAAATAATGTATCCGCCAGTATTATCTACTGTATGCGCCGGACTTACTTCAAATCTTGAGGTCTTAGCCGGAGAAGAAGTATCAGGACCAGCAAATAATGTATCACCAGCACCAGCCGAGTACAGATAAGTTTTATCGGCCATGAGAGCATTGAGTTGCTCATTATCACCTAGATGCAGAGAAATCTCGTTAGACTTTTGCCTAAGAGATTCTAAGGTATCTGTTTTATAAATTCTAGTTTCTTTGTTAGCCATTATTTTCCACCAGTTAGTTTCTGTAACATTTTCTTGATTTCAGCAACATCGCTCTTAAGGTTATTTATATCCTCAGTCTGCTGCTCATCAAGTATTCGTTTATTTTCTGTCGCTTTAATTTGTATTCTTCGTGCGTTATACGCATCGTTGTTAGTATTTATAATCGCAGAGTTGGCAGTATCTCTGACTAAACTCGGATTATTCTCAACTTTTTGTTTCTTAGCAGGCATTCATATTCTCCATTAAGTAGCCGCGATAGCCCTAAAGTCTTTTACAGTAGGAGGCGTTGCAGAGTTTTTAGATTTTAAAATAATTTTAAAGGCCATTGATCCAAAACTACCAGTAGGATCAATAGCATATTTACTTTCTGCATATACGCTATTATCATCATTAGTTGGCAATACGTCAGCTGGAGTCGCTGCAATCCAGGCCAGTGAATTGAAGTCAACATCCGATCCAGATGGTAATGTCTTATAATAAAAATCAATAGTTGAACCAGAAGGCCTGTTTGCTGAAAGATAAACATCTATTACGTCAGCTTCTTCTTGTAAATCAATTTTCTTTGTGATATACTTACACAACTCAGAACCACCGTATGCATTGGTTTCTGCAGTAGTATTATTATGACCGATTCTATTTTGAACAGTAGTTACTGATAATCTATTAGCATCTATCGTTGGAGACAAGTGACTCTTAGTCGAAGATAAAACGGCTTTTAATGTAAACGTTTTAGCGCCTCCGCTTTCGTTCGCAGAAGATGATATCACTTTAGGAGTATCGAAGAACTGATTCATATTAGGTAATATCTCAATTATATTATTTGTTGCATATGGAGTTTCTGCTCCGTTAATAGACTTTTGAGAAGTCGAAGTAAGATAAAATCTAATATCAGTATTAGGAACAGTTGTAATTCCAGCAACCAAATGACATAAATCATAGTGCCTATTTTCAGTAGCGGTTATTGATGAACCGCCGCCTGCTCCAGTTGAGCTTGCGGTATCACTATTTTTTGCTGTAATAGTATAACTGTCATGTGTGATATTTGCTATGGTATGTGTTCCATTAATATTAGCTGCGGTAATACCGTTAAACGCAGCCGCACCAGCTATAATAACACTAGAGCCGGTTCCGTGCATTCCGTGATTTCGATGTCTAACAGTCATAACTCCAGAGTTATTAACAGTTGAAATACTATCTGGAAGCAAAGTTTTTACTGGTATAATATCATTCACAAAAGTTACTTCTTTATCTGCAGTACCAAACTCAGCTCTCTTAAGAGTAAACTTAAGATCTTTACTTTGATCTGGAGTCCAAGTTGAAGCATTCTGAGAAGTAAAGAACGAACCACCATGTGGCTGTTTATTAATTCTATGAGCTGTATTAGTAACATCAAACCCACCCATTTCAGCGACCCATGCCACATACTCATCGCAATCCGATTGGATAACAATCGCATATTCTTGGTCTTGCATTAGATATACTGGATTTTCAAATGTAAAGGTTGTCGCACTAGCAGCTGTTGCCGAAACGTTAACACTTCCTGGATATAATTCAACCTCAGTTCCAGGAACAACGTTTTGAGTAGGAGTTCCGTTTTCAGTAGTAACAATACTCACTGCGACTGGAATTTCTATATCATCAGAACCACCTTCGGTTTTAATCTGATATTTAGATTGGAAATATAAATCAATACCAGTTGCAAATATACCACCAGACTTTTCAATCAAAATGGTTTGTGCTAATGGATCTGACCAAGTAGTGGATTCTCTTCTAAACGTTTCACTAATAACTCGAGCATCGTTTAATCGAGTTGTGTCTAGTCTTGGAACTTTAGTACTAATAATAGTTCTTTCAGTAGATTCAATTGAACCTTGTGCATGAAACATCGTTTCTGCAGATGTGATTTCTGTTTGTGTATCATTTGTAGTAGAATCTGAAAGCCTAAACTCTTTAGTTCCACTTTTAAATTTAACTGAATCGTTCCTAGGAATAATAAATTCACCAGTAATCTGTCCCTTATTATTTGTAGATAATGTACCACCACCGCCTGGGTGAGATGTAATACCAGGGTATTCAACAACAGCAGTTTGATCTGACCATTCTACGTAATTAGCTTCTTTACAATAAGCAGTAACATTAACGTCATTAAAGAATGCATACACTTTAGTATTAGGTTTCATTCTACTTGCTTTAAAGTAAATTTTTCTTGATCTCATGAAAGGTATAAAGTTAACTTCTACAATTCTGTTTCCGGTTTCACGCGTTACAGTGTCAAAGGCAACATCGGTTCTTAAGCCGGTTCTTGATTGGTTTGAAGTTACTGTAGTAGTAGTCAGAGTTGTTTGTCTAGCTCTTCTTGGTTCTATACCTCTCCACCATCTTCCGAACCTATCACCAAATACACTATTTCTTCCAGCTCCTCTATTAGTGATCTCAGTTTCTACTTGTCTTCCTGACCAGTTAGTTTCCCACTCGTTCCATACCGTACCTAAAATTCCTTCTTCTCTTGCTCTAGTTACAAACTGATCATACTGTCCATCGTCGTCTATAACAACATCTGGTCTTACATCAGTTTCTTTCCACTCGTCAGACTCTGGAGATAACTGGACTCGTCCTCCCCAGCTAAATACGTTATATGGATTTACGTTAATCGCAACTGAAGCATAAGGCTGAACTGTGTGATCAACGTGTGTATATGGCATTGTCCACAATGATGCTGTCTTTGTAGCAGTATTAGTTACACCTGAAGTTTTAGTTATTAGGTTAACATTTTTAGCCGGACATTCTGGTCTTAATAACCCGTTCTCTTTATCGATTGATTCACTACATTCTTCATGGGCCATATCAGCAACTTGCTGATCTTTAAACGAATCTACTAAAATTCCGTTTTTAAATCTTGTAAGACCCGCACCGTCTACCATATGAACATCAGCTGCTGATTGCTCTAGTAAAGACAGCGAAGTATAGTATTCTAAATTTTTAATTCTTTTATCAAGCTTGCCAATATCTTTCATTGTATATCTTCTGTTATCCTGTATTTCTGGGATAACGTCAGCCAATGTAAATACATATGGTTTAAGTTTTAACTGATACAGTGTTAAACCGTCTTCTCTATCAGCAGGTGGTTGTGGATATTCTGAAGGAACACCTTTAATAATTTCAAACTCACCATCTCTTTTCATTATTAGCTTATCAACTCTAGGCAAATAGTAATTGATGTCTGCAGTTAATGCATGACCCGGCTTAGGAGCTCCACACAAACTTGCACCAGTACTTGTAAAGTCATTTGCAACATCAGACTTTCTAGATCTAAAATCAATACAGTCTCTTAATTGTAGGTTACCGCTAGTTGCTGAAAATGTAGGAATTTGTGCATAATCTGAAGTAGGATATGAATCGACGCAGAAATAATCTCCCGCACCGTGATCATAATACTTAAATGTTACTACCATATTTCCAGTAGGTAAAGTCGCAGTACCTGCATTCTTAATTATTTTTCCTTCATCATAAAAATTATCACGCTGTCCGTTATCTAATGTAAAGCTATCTTTATGATCTACTGAAGCACTATCCACTATAGAAACAATTTCTATGATATCTGCTTTATCTAAATCATACGAAGCTGCATCTCCATTTGTGACATTTATAGTTTTAGCTAAAGTTGTATTTGTTTTTGTTTTTGGCGCAATAGTCTTTTTAATTGTAGCAATCACATTACATGCAACATTATTACCAACACCAATTCCATTAGAGAATGTAACACCAGTTGTACCATTACCGCCGGCAGTTATATTACCGCTTACATTTGTTTTAACGTCGGCCCCTGTAGGAGCAATAATGATATCAGATACATCTTCAAACAATCCGACAGCAGTTGTTATAGCCAACGTTCCAGTTCCACTCGTACTTGCCTGAAAAATCCTTTTAATTAAATATGTAGTATCTCTACTTGGATCGGCTAATGTTTTAATAGCAGATTGTGGAAGTTCGAAAACGCTCGTGTTATTACCAACAGCAAATCTAGTACCATCGTTTGCTGGAACAAAGTTACCAACAAAACCATACGTGGACTGAGCTACGTTATCAACAGCGCTGAAGTTTCCGGAAGTCATAACGATATCAAAAAGGTATAATCTGACATGATCAGAAAATGATTCCATGCCACGAACTCTTGCGGTACCAACTGAAGCACCTACGGCTTTCAAAGTAATTGGAGTAAAGTTTTCTAAATCTGGAACTCCTCTTAATCCTGTCTTTGATAACTTAACATAGTTACCAATATTAATTTGCGTATTAGATTCGTTTATAAAACCTGTAGCATCAGCACCTCGAGGCTTATCTACTTCAACATATGTTGTTCCAACTTTATGATTTCTATAACCTTGAACATATGCTGTTGATGGCTCAATACCTAGTGCGATTTTATCTGCGCTACCGCCATCTGATTGTGCATACTTACCAAAGTTATTGTTAGCATTTAAGTGTTCTAAGATTTCTAACTCAAAAGGCTTAACTACGTAATCACCAGATTCGTCATGGGTTCTTTGAGCAAGTCTTAAAGTAAGACCAGTATCTGCAGTCTTATCTGTTTTATCTACAGTAATTTCACCATTGCTTATTGTAACTAAAGTGATATAATCATCAACAGTTCTATTTGCAATATCAATAGGTTCCTTAATTAAGGTTGTTGATATTTGATATCTATTTGCGCCAGGAGCCGAAGTGTTTGGAACACCTTGAGCATTATCAACTAATGTTCCGTCGGTCGAAGAAGTCACTATATTCTCAGCGACTTGTAAACCAATTATATAAGAAGGGTTGTTCGTATACTTATCAAGTATAAGCGTTGAAGCACCAACATACACAAAACATCCAGCAATAAAATATACACCTTCAGCAATAGATACTGCAGATCCCGTTCCTACTGCATTTGAAATGGTTGAAGCGGTATTCGCGCCATCGGTGTTTGTACCACCACCAACCATACCGAATTTTGGAGTATCGGCATTAGAGCTAAATGCTTCTCCTGCAACAAATTTATCGACCGAGTTGGTTGATCCACCAGACTTTTGATATTTAATATAAAGAGTATCTGCATCAGAGCCAGCCGCTGCAACTACATCTAGAACCAAAGCAGTAACCTGATTACCAGTATTTCCAGTTCCTGTGATTATTTTACCTTTAAAATTTGCTAATCCTGAAGTTGCGCTTGTATAAGACGTACCGCTATAGTTAAATGATGGCTCTAACTTTATATAATCATACTCAACGTTAAGCGACAATTCTCCATTTACAACTCGTGATCCATCTTTAAAAGCATATTGACCATGTCTATCAATCTGAGCCTGCAACATAGTTTGCATTTGAGTAAGCTCTCTTGCCTGTACCGCATACCCTGGACGAAATAAAATCCTATGATAGTTTTTAGTTTCAACTGTTTCACCACTATAATCTCTAAAGTAGTCATCAAAGTATGGCGTTTCGTTATAAGCTTTTATATTGGTAGTTGTCATATGTTCTCTCTTTTAACTAATATTTATATTAGAATTCAATAATAATTTTTATGTCTTCAATCTGTGATGCTGTTCTGTCAATAGGATTTCTGTTTTCTAGGAAGATAACATCTCCACTATGGATATCAACTTCTGGGTTAATTAAGAATTGTGAACTAGAAGACTTAGGAGTACCTTGTGCTCCAGATGTTGCACCAGCCACAGCAGTTCCAGTAACAAAGTTTCCATAACCTGTTTTTGAATTTTGGTTGTAATACACATAACCGGTTCCTGCATCAATCTCAACAATAAATGCTTGAGCGAGGCTAGCGCCTGTTCCTTGTGTAATTAGTTCATCAACTTGGAAAGCCGATGTAGTTGATTGGAAGCTTAAAGCTCCTGTTGCTTTTAACGTTGTTGCTGTAGAAACCGTAGATGTACCAAAGTTAAATGGATTTTTAACAAGCGTAATTTGTCTAAAGTCATTACCAACTGTTAAGTCACCACCGCCAGTACCATCTAGTAATGTATTAACTGCAGAAAAGAAACCACCTAGTTCTTTTACTGGGTCAGTCCCATGCCCATTTTCTGGAGAAATAACTGCTCGAGCTGTGGCATCAGAACCACCTCCACCAGTTATTACAACGTGTGCTGTTGAATAATCTGTACCCTTAGCAGTAACGGTAAGACCGGTCACAACTGTACCGGTTCTCACTGCAGTAGCAGTAGCTCCAGTTCCAGCACCAGTAATAAACACTGTTGGGTTAGAACTATATCCAGTACCACCAGCCGTTACTTCGAATCTTTCAATACCTGCAGCTGTACCAGAATCCCTAGAAGCTTTTTGGTTTAGATACTGTGCATAGTCACCTTCAGATAAAGCAGTCTCAGCAGCGTCATCATCAGCAAAGGATTCAACATTAATAGTTTTAACAGGCATGTATGAAGTTGTAAGGAATTTTTCTGCATCAGCGACGGCAACCGTGTACATATATTTCCAAATATAAAGATCAGACTCTGCTGTTGGAGCAGTTAATGTTTGTGTTGGCTCTTGAGTTGAACCAGTTCCAGGAGTGTATATACATTTATATACCTTAAACTCTGAAGTAATAACATAAAAAGCTTTATCAAAGATATCCGGATCGTTAGAATCCCACGCAACATAACTTGTACCAGTTGTCCAAGTATGTCTAGGAATAACATGCGATACATCTCCAGCAGCTAGCTTCTTCAGTGCAAAGATATTTTCTCTAGCTTCAACTAAAGAATCAATTGTATCGTATGGGGTGAATGGAGTTGTGTCTGTTGTGTCAGAAGTTGAATTAGACCAAGCGTCAGATTTACCGATCGCTACAAACACGCTTGCGCTTGCTATGTCTTCTTTGAAATTTTCTGCATTCAACGTTCTGAATTTAGAAGTTACTATTGCCGTCATTTTTATTTCCTATTAATTTGTGTGAATAAAAGAATTCACGTTATATTTATTTATATCACTTATAGAAGTACTTTGTAATTCTACACTACCTAATATCTCTAAAGTTTCGTTAAAATCGTAAAGCATATTATTTTCTAATATGTTAGTTTTTTGACTATAGTAGTCATTTGATTGAATAGTCCTATATCCTGCAGGAACTACTGTTACATCATAACCTCCCATAGCTTTATCACTGGCCGGAGTAGTCTCGGATATAGTCCAATTTTGTCCAGAAGTTAATACACCTTTCTGTAAAAGATTACCATTATATAATTGTCTTCCTCTTACAGATTTGTTGGTTTGTACTGGATTTGTTACTTTATTAAATACTGGATTTACGTCAGTATGGTTTAACTCTAATATTCTAGTAATTTTATCTGACTTAACCCTAGCTTCATTTTTAGCCCTAGAAGCAATATACACTTGAGGTATTATCACATATCCAAAACCTGGATTAGTGATTGAAGCTGATGCAATTTCTGATGGAACTAACTGAACTCTTGCGGTTGCATTACCAACAATTGCTATATTAGGAACCTCAGTAAATCCAGATCCAGGATTAACAACATCTATATGTGACACTTTACCGTGTTCAATATAAGATATTGCTGTAGCATTAGAACCGCCACCCCCAGTTATTGATACTGCAGGTGGAGATGTATATCCGGATCCGCTATTGATAACTTCAATACGATGTACTGAAGTAGCTTGAAGAATATATTTACCGGTTGCAGTAACATTAGTAGATAAAGGTACACCAAGATTATCAACTGAAGTAGGAGCATCAAAGCTAATTAACGGAGGCGTTGAATATTTCTTAGTAGTGTCTGGTGTAACTGTAATATTCGCAATCTTAGATAAGTTTGGATTTGCAGTTACATTGGCAAAGGCTGATGAATAGTTTGCGCCAGTAGCAGTAACAGTTGCACTATTAATTTTTCCATCTGAATCTATAGTACAAGTGACAGTGGCTTGAGTTATTGTTTGACCTGTAGTAGCAACACCGTTAACCACAACTGTTGGTGCAGATGCATACCCGAACCCAGCCTCAGCAATTTCAACTGCAGTAACTTTACCAGCATTACTTCCAGATTGTGGAACAGTTAAAGATAATCTTCCAGATTTATGGACATTAACGCTAGTAGCCGGTAAAAACAATGAAGCGAACATTTCAACAATTAAAGGAATATCCTCAAGTCCAATAACACCAGGCTGTAAATCTGGCATAGACGAATATGTAAATCTGTTTGTTCTTCCATAACCAAAGAAACTTTCTCCAGTTAATTGATTGTGCTTAGGCCCACCGACGTATCTTAGTTCTCTTAGAAGTTTTTGATCATCTCCTAACTCATCACGAGTTAAGAACAATTGTATTAGGATCTCAGCAAAATATTTAAATCCAGCTGGATGTACAAGTCTATTATAGAAATAATCCCATGATGACAAGTTTTGACCTGTACGTATTAAATACGAAAACTTTTGATATCTTAAACTGTCTTGAACTTTAATTGTATCTGATAAGAAACCTTTTTTATCTAAATAGATACCTCCTTTAGGAAGAGCTGAATTTGGTTCCCAGTTTCCGGAAGAAGGAATGAGTGTGCTATCCCACGGATATTCAACCTCAACTTCGTCATCAAATAATAACCTAAAAAATACTTCAATAGAATCTGACGAACCACGGATTTTATAATAATCTGTAATTGCTTTATACAAGTTTCTTTTATTAACTTGGATAGAACGTGGAACAACAGCCGCAATTTCTTTTTGGATTAATTCCAAATAAGCTGCGGCTGTGCTATCGATATCCATAGACTCTTCAATTGTATTAAGAGCATATGAAGCACCAGGGCCAGCCCAATATTTTATTGGGGTAGTAAGAGTTGCTGTCTGTGTATTGTAATTAACATAACCACTACTAGTCGGATGTCCGAAACTAATAGTAAAAGTTTTACCAATATCAGATGTTGATTGCGATAGAGAACCAGGCAAATTATTGCCATTAGTTATATTAACATTAGATGCAGTAAGCACATATGTTACAATATCTCCATCACTATCAGTTAAAGTTAGTGTGGAGTTAGCTCCATCATCATCTGTAAAAAAGTGATCGTTTTCATTTCTTGGATCACTAACTCTGAAAACTGCTTTATTATCTAATACAACATCAGTGTATGTTTCTGTCTGTTGATATACGAACTCTTCTAAGTTCATAAATTTGTAATAAGCTTCTAATAATAATTGTAATCCACCCGAGTTTTCTAATATCTCAGATGGAATTAGTTCTTCTGTTCTTAGATTTTCTTTGGTCTTACTTTTAGAAGACGCAACAGATTGAATATATCCAGGTGAGGATATATCTGAAGAGAAGAGTGTATTATTTGTTTTATGAGTTCCAGCCATCTTATCTTAGCCTTGCGGTCGTTGAATAATCTATTGTACCAGAAGATCCTGCCACTGATATTGTATCAATGCTTGGAGTAATCTGAACTCTTAAAGGATCAATTGCAATAAGCTGATCTCTCTTTGGAGCAAGGTCTAATGAGTTAGGTACAACTGTAATTCTAATTGTATCTACAGAATCATTATCAGGTATAAAGTTATTTAATGAGATCGTTCCTTTCTGAACGTCAATAATTCCAGCGTTATTAATCACTGTAACATTTTCTCCATTCACGACTTTATAAGCCATAACCTGTCTATTAGTAGATCCTGTAATTGGAATATCACCAAAGTAAACTTCTTCTCCACCGTACTTCCACATTGTTGAAGAAATAATAAAGTTAGTAGAAGAACCTGAACTAAAGAATGGTGATGTAAATTGTAAATCAAAGTTATTGTCTTTATTTGATGCGGCCTTGTTAGGAGTAATCGTCATGAACATATATGGACGTACGTTACTATTCTGTATAGAAGGATCTGCGTTATCAATCGCTTTAAGTAATTGTGAGTGTCTAAATACACCATCAAATTTATTAAGCTCGTTGAAATTGTAATCTGAAACTGTGTCTCTTACAACGGCGGTTAATTCGACCGGAGATCTATCAGTTAAGTTAGGATTATATTTAAATGATACATCAAGATCAAGATACGTAAAGTTGGGATCTACAATCACTGGAGTAATAGATACAACGCTTTTACCTTTTAATATAGTATTCATAATCTCTGTTTTTTCTGTTGTAGTTAAAGTATCATTTACAAGAGGTTTAATAGAAATATAAATTGAACCATAATCAGGCGGATCATTATCTTCACCACCCCAGGTTGAGATCGAATTGATATTAGTAAATTCTTTTTGAATAATTGCTCTATAGTCATCAGACGTTACTGCTCTATTTTGAGAAGTAAAAGTAAGAGGCGCGTTAAAACGAATTGATTCATTTGTTTCTTTGACTGTACCACCATCAGACTTTGCCAAAGTAGTAATAGCGATATTGCTATAACCGCCAATATTATCTACCATAGTAAATAAGTTTGCACCATTTGAATCAGGACCATTAGTAAATAGATAGTCAAGTGTGACAATATTATTGTTCAATGGTTTCTTACCAGTTACACCATCTCCAAAATATACTTCAAAATATTCATTTGAATTTTCTTGTAGATAATATACACGGCTAGATGAATTAACACTAATTAATGATTCAAACTTTGTATAGTTATCGTATGACGTAGATGATTCATTTGCCTGAACAAGAACTCTTAATGTAGAAGTGTCAGCATCATCATCTGATATCTGATACTTCTGATTTTCTATATCGTTGTCTACTCTGTATAAAAGCTTCTTCCTTGTTCCTTCGGCAATTACTACATTGGGAAATATATATTTGTTTGCAACAGTTTCTCCAAGTACAGCAGACTGTTCATTAAGTACGATATATCTATAGTTTCTTCCGTCAACTTGCGTGGTTAGTTTCGTGCCTCGAGTAAGAGTCAACGAAGCCGGTTTATTGCCCTGCTCATTAGTGACGTCAACTGTGATTGTGACTTGGGCTCTTGGCGCTAAGACTGATCTTGGTATATAACCTAGCAACTTTGCACGGGTCACAATGTTACCACGGATTTGTGCTGAATCTAAGAATGCTTCATTAAGGGCAAAGTGAGCAGCCATCGCATTATAGTGTGTATTATATGCAAGCACATCCAAGAGTGAAGATAAACCTGATCCTTCAAAATCGTGACTACTAAACTCTGTCTGAGTTTTTAAATAGTTCTTTAGATTCTTTTTGATCTGATCGAAATCAAGTTCGGTTACATTTAAATTAGTTGCCATAGTATTTTACCTTAAACGCCTTAATACGATTTCTACGTCATCTGTAGTATCGAATTCTTTTATTCTAAATTTTACAAGTATTCTATAAGAGTTATTATCTGGTTCATCTACTATATTGACAAAGACGATATCAACTCTTTGTTCACCAGCCTTTATGGCTCTTATAATATTCTTGCGTAATGTTTGTTTTGTAATCGCATCTGCCGGTTCAAACAGCAATGCCCTTAGATTTGCCCCAACTCCTAAGTTAAATGGCTTCTCATAAAAATTAGTTACGAGTAAATTACGTACTGCATATCTTATTGCCTGATCATCTTTAAGAGGAATAATATCTTTACGAATTGGATGCAGTGCTAGATTTAAATCAAGGTCAGTCCATTGCTTGAGACGCGATGATGTAGAAGCCTTTCTAGTATCTCCTATAACTGATTTATCTGATTGAATTATTGTAGACATACTATTATTTATACTCCTTTTCTAGGAAGTTTGTTATCCGGCAAAAACATTACTTGAACCATCAGCTACCGATGTGCAGTCGGCTACTTCATCATTCTTTCGACCTATACCTTTACCATTTACAAATACTTTAGTAGAACCAACGGCAATAGCTGCACTGTGCGGAGTACAAGGTCCATGCGGGGGTTTTAAATGTATACTATTCTTATCTCCTTGACGCGAGACTGGTATACCATTACAAAAAACATTAGAACTACCCATGGCTCTTACTGGCCCACTACAATGAGTCTGATCCGGATCTCCAACTCGTGCTACTTTTTGTGAATCACTTGCCATTATTTTCTCCTTATGATATGCCAGCTAGCTTAGTATTTATTTGACTGACTGTAAAGTTTATTTTATTACTTGCCGAAACAGTTTGAGTGGAAGTAATAGTGGTATTTGATATTGTACTGGGATTAAAAGAAAGGCTAGGATCTAAGTATGCAATCTTACCAGAGTAACCTCTCAATCCAAGCGGATCACCATAATACGGGGCATCACCTGACGGCGATGAGGGCATTGGCCGAGTCCCGCTATCGTATAGTGTATCCGTTCCGACAGCGTTTTCTCTAAAGTATTTTCTTAATTGTGCTGGCGTTGTAGTAGGATACTTTCCTAATACACATGCAGCCATTCCTCCAATATTTGGAGAAGCAAAAGATGTTCCAGTTGCTTCATACTCACCATTAACATGTAGATTCATATAGATATTATCACCAGCTGCACATGCGTCAATACGATCACCTCGATTACTAAATGATGCAAGTGTTTCTTTATTGCTTAATCCAGAATCAACACTAAATTGTGAACCTAATGCTGCGCACACTATAGTATCACCAGCCAAATGTAAATCGTCTCTGCATAATGGAACAAACATATAAGGCTGAGGGGCAGATCCGTCATTGCTACCCACCAATATAGACATATGTGATAAAGCCCCATTGTTAAAATCT